TACATACTCCTTGAACTTGGGTATTTCATAATGATTTGATAAATTAAATATCATTTTTCTTTTTCCAAATATAGCCACCAGCCGTTTTCCTTTTGCCGAGCGTACAAGCATTGATACTTGATGCAGCAACTTGTGTTTCAAGAGAAGCCACTTTTGCACTTTCAAATTCAGCTATATAATTCATTTGTAATCCAAATTGCACAACTGGAATTGAATGAGTTATAGACAGCTTTCTTTTAGAAAAACTTGAATGCTTTTTATTATACATTGGATGTTTTTCCCCTTTTCGGCTCATTGACATTCGTTTTTTAGTTTCTGCATTGATAACTTTACCTTTAGCAGATTTACTAAAACGGCTTTTAGTAATAGGATTATTATTGTTTTCCGTGCGAGTTACCCACCTTAAATTACAAACATTATTATCCGTTCTAATTCCATTAATGTGGTCTACCTCTGGTTTATTAAATGGATTGGGGATAAAAGTTTCTGCAACAATTCGATGTAACAGTCTTTTATCTTTTCTCAAAGTAACATAAACATATCCGTTCTTTACTCCAACATTTGGAGTAAGCACCTTATTAGGATTCCGAACTTTACCTGTATTAGAAACTTGATAATATCCATTATAACCTTTTACTGTTTTCCAAATCTCTTCCATATCATTCTTCAAGTCGAACAGCATACGCTAAAAAGGCAAATCGTCCTTTACATTACCATTAGCATCAACCGGAGGCGGAAAGTTCTGCGACTGTTGCTGATAGGTCGGTTGTGGCGCTGGCTGTTGTACCGATGTTGTTTGTTGCGATACACCACCACGCGCATCTATTTTGTAGCACCGAATAGATGCCATACGTTTGAGTTCTCCGTCTTGATTCGTCCAAGAACGCCCTTGTAAGACAAATGATACAGTAACAACATCACCCTGATTAAAGCGGTCAAGTTCTGCACACTTATCGCCTGAAAACTCTAAGGGAATAACATTCTCATACTCGCTACGCTCTCCCGTATAAGGGTCGTAAGTAGTAGCATCTAAAATAAACTCCCGTTTTGTAAATGAGGAACCACCGTTTTTGGATGGTATTTGAACGGTTTGTCCAATTTCGATTATCCGTCCGGTTATTTGGTTTGCCATTAATTTTCTCCTCCAAAAATCTTTTTATCGGTTATAAGTTCTCTGTTTTCTTCCAAGAACCGGATAAACTCCTCACAATGGTTAGTGAGGATTGGTATATCACGTTCAGGATTGAAAACGTATGTTTCTGTATAGGTATCTACCACATAACCGCCTTTGTTGAACTCCACAATGTTATACTCAAATGTCCGTACATCAGAACCGTTCTTCATTAAAGCGTATGGATATACTAAATGCTGGTGGTGATCTTTGAACTTTCCCACGGTATAACTACCGGTTGTTTTGATGTCGTGAATACTGGTAGGCATCAGTTCGTCAATCAAACCATAAACCAAAACATTGCCGTATGCGGTTGGAAGAATCGCTTCTACTCTTTGTTGGGTTAATGCTCCTTTGAAGTAACCGGAAAACTCTCGGCAAAGTGAGATTGGGAAAGTAAAAACACGATTATTATAGGTAGCTTTCAAACCTATAACCTCGTTGGTCTGAACCTCATCGTAATACAAAGGTTTACCTGTTTCGTCACAAGCTCCTTCGCGTATTACCTTATATATCTTTTCAACCTGCACGGTTTCGGATTTCCGATTTTCAACCATACAGTCAATAACCTCATTAAAGGCTGTTCCCTTGTCTGCCGCTTCGCTGTCGAATGACTTGCGGTTAATCCGGTCTATCAGTTCTTGAAACTGTTGTTCGTGAAATTCTTCGGGAGTATGGGGTGGATTTTCTGACCACCCCCAGTACTTATCCCAAATCACATCACTATTCAGATATGCCCCAAAGGCATCAAGAAGCGTTGCGTAAATACGATATTTAGGCTGCTGGTTCATATTTTTTTTCTGAATTAAGTTTCAGATTCAAAGACTTCGCTTTGTTAGCTACCAACTTTGCCGCCATTTGCTTTGAAGAACCAACGTGCTCAAAGTTATCTATTTGCGCGATAAAATTATTGGCAGATTCCGCATCCGTAATAAGTTCGATCTGTTCTTTTATCTCTTCAATAACTTTATCATACTTTTCCTGTGCCTCTTTCTTGGCAGCAAGCATACCCAAATACGAATTGATTATCTTGGCGGTGATAAAGTCGTTCTTTGCGGTTGGATTACCATTCTTGTCAAGGATGGTAGGAACTTCCATCACTGAAGGAAGATTGCAAGTATTCTTACCGTCATTTCTTGAAGTTGGGTCAAAAGTGATAGTACGTCTTTGGACGCCTCTTTCGCTTTTCATTTCAAGATAACCGAGCAAATCCAGTTCAGTAACGATAGAGTTGTAGGATTTTTCACGCAATGCAGGGATAAACACCGTATCATCACCTTCTTTTCTTGTGTCGCGATGGGCAACGAAAATGATGTGCTTGTTAAGCCCCGAAAGTGTTCGTGTCATCCATGAAAACTCTGCATTGATACCGCTCCAATCACGGATGGACGGCTGGCGGGTTCCACACTTGTGAGTAATGATGAAGTCCATCATCTTGCCGATGGTATCTACTACAATGGTCTGATAAGCGGACAAGTCCTCTTGAAGAACTTGCTGAACATCGCTCCATGAAGTGACCTGTACCGTGTCTATATTCTCCAAGTGCGCCATGTTCATGCGCTTCACGCCGTTATCGAAGTCCAACAGCAGCGGTTTCGGTGCGCTCAATGCTACCGTACTCTTTCCCATTCCGGCTTGACCGTAAATCATCATCTTCACGGTGGTCGGGATAACTAATTCATTACTTTTCTTAATTAAACTCATGATTATAAATATTTTAGATTTGTATTATTCTTACAATGACCATTTAGCTTGTTCCGCAATGTAACTGGATGAATCCCTATGTCTTTAGCACAATCCAATGCACAATTCCATATTTTCCCAGTTACAACATCTGTCACCTTTTTTGCTGCCGGACCTTTTCCTCCTTTAAAATCTTTAATACCGATTTTAAAAGAATGCTTTATGTTTTCAGAATTAGTACACCACTCTAAATTCTCAACCCGGTTATCTGTTTTGACACCATTGATATGGTTCACTTGTGGCTTATGTTCGTGATTGTCTATAAACGCCGATGCAACAAGCCTATGAGCCATAATTTTCTTTTCAATGCAATTTTTAGATAATGTATATCGTACATATCCGGATTTGGTGATAATAGGCTTTTGGATTTTACCATAACGTCCTCTTAACCTTCCACTGCTACTTATTTGGTATAAACCCTCATATCCATATACATCCTTCCAAGTCTCGCTCATAATCGTAAATTTTATAGGGTTATTTGTTCAGATATTTACTCATTTTAAAAGCATTAATAGCGGATTGTATCTCGAACTTGGAATATATGATAGGAGAATTTCTGGATGAGCCTTTTCTTTTCTTATGCACCAATCCTTCTTTCTCTAACTTTTCCAAAAAGTTAGGTTCATACCCAAGTGTCTTTAACCATCTGAACGCTTCTCTTTGCTTGATTTCATCAGATACAGGAGACCGTTTCTTCTCACTGGCAGCTGCACCAAGCTCCGCCATGTCCATGCAGATATTTTTAAATTCAAATAATTCAAGTCTTACCTCCATACCGTCCAGTTCTTTCAATTCGTTCAACTCTCGTTCTTCGTCCCCTTCTCATATCGCCCTGTTCGTGATAGAGCGAAAAAGAAAAGATGCACAACAGGCAGAAAGCAACAGCCGACCTAATAGTAGGTGAAAAGTCCATCGTGAACTTCATACCAGCTATTCTCTCATATAGCATGGTTGCCAGTTCTCTGCCGTTCCTTACGTTCAAAATCTCAAAAGCTCTTTGCAGTTGGTTGTTTATCGTGCTGACCGCTCGGCATTTGAGGTTTGCAATTTCTTTTTTCTCATACCCTTGTGCATACATTCGTGCCGTAATCTCGCATTCAGGTGTAAGTTCATTAAAAACTCTCTTCATAATCGTGTAAGTCAGCTGATTAATAATTGCGAATAACCTCAATATATCCGGCTTCCCTGTTAGTGTCCACCGAATACAAAGTTTGCTCCTTGTCTATTATCCGATCAATCCTTGCCAGCCTGTTAAGATCAGCGGTACACCTGCGAAGCTGTCCGGCAAGTTTGTCGCTAAAGTCAAAGCTGATTCTGTCATTCTTCTTTTTCAGCTTTTTCTTGATTTCTGTTCTTTCTTTCAGTTCTTTTGCCATAAGAGTAAAATTTAATTAATGATTCGTGGATGGTAAGGGAATCGAACCCCTCTCAATCGTGCCAATTATTTGCGCAACACGAAGCTCTAACCGATAAGCTAACCATCCGATTAAAAAAGGTGCACTATCCTCACGGACGGCACACCCAGTACAAACACAATATAAAACACGAATATCTAATCTATTATCAGAACAATGCTTTTAACCGCGTTCTTGAAATGATCAAACTTCCGGTTCAAATCACTCCAAGATTTATACCATGTATTTTTCTCTTCAGCTAATTTCTCGTTAGCCTCTTCCAGTTCCTGCACACGCCTTACTAAATCTTCATGCGTCATGCCTCTTAATTCTTCCACTGTCATAATCGTATAAATTTAAAATGTCGTTAAAAAGGTAGGAGTCGAACCTACTTCTTGTAAGCTAAATGAATATATAAATTAGAATATAAGTTAATACCAACAATTAATCGCTTACACGCATTCCAACAATGCTACTTCATAAATTACTGCCCAGCTGGTTTACAAGGTGATTGTGCACTCATCCCCATGCGCCTTGTGCCGGATTATAGGACTACCTTTTAGTGGTCTGTTTTAAGTTCTCTATAAGTTATTCTCATGAGCGACACACACCCTACACATATAACACTCATTATAGTGATAGAGAATATTTTCATAGGACTGTAAGTAGTAATAGCCCCGTAAAGCATACCGGCAGCACATATACTAACCAATATAGATAAAACGAATTGGATTGTTTTCATAATCGTATAAATTTAAATAAGTACCTGTACCCTAATCGAATAACAGAACCTTATTTCAGTTCAGTACAGGCTATATTGTCGAAAACAGTACGGACGCCTAACCCGTATGCTCACTGCTCAAAGACGATTCTTTGCGGTGTTTTCTATTAATTGTTAAACATTGCACAGCTCACAAGCTCCAACTTGCTTATGTGCGTTTGTTATCTTTGGTTGGCAAAAACGGCTTATGAATTACACCGTAATTGCTTTTACAGAATTTCAAAGAACTAATCAATAGTACCCTACCCGATTCTCGCTATCGGTTGCCGTTCAATCCGTCTGTAGGGCTGTCGTGCGTTGCATAATCGTGTATTATGCGTATCGGCTGATACCTTGTACCCGGCATAGAGCATCGTAGTCCATGCCATCATCTTCACAAGTTTCAAAACCTTTTAAGGCATCTTCCAAACTGTCTATCTCATCCGTTATCAACTGGATAGCTTCTTTTTTGCTATCAGCATTGAACATCAGGCAGACAGCCTCTTCATCATTGTTATGGGCAGCCTCTAAATCTTTATAAAGGCTATCCAACTGCTGGTTAATCGTGTAAGCATTCATATCCATATCTTTTATGCGATTGACATCAGATTAGCTTTTTTGAAGCATCTGAATTCTTGGCGTTCAGTATCATAGTAAGTCTGGACGGTATCATTCTTTTTTCTGTTGTCAGTACCAGTGATGGCAGGCATCAGCTTTTCATTTAGTGTACCGTATGCCTCACGAACGGAACCGTCCACTTTTTTGAAGTAGAACTTCACTATCTTCTTTTTCATCTCACCTTTCAACTTCAAGTTAGCCCAAGAGACCTTCATTGCTTCGCTCATGGTGTAGCCATTACGCTTAACGAACTGCCAAGCAAGACTCATTACTTCGTGTAAAAATTCTCTTGTTCTCATAATCGTGTATTTTAATATGTTTATACTATTTGAAATCTGAATTAATCTTCGTTTCTTTGTATCAGTTTAATTTGATAATGCAAATATACTATCAATTTTGATATAGTATATCATTTTTGATTATTATTTGTGTTAATAATATCTAATTTGATTAATCTAAAATGATAACATTAAGACAAATAATTAGAAATCAAGGTGTTACAAATAAAGTAATAGCTGATGCGTTAGGCATAGAATCTACCAATATAGGTAGATATGATGATTTATCTAAAAGAAGACTATCAGAATTGATAATCATATCTAAAGCCTTGGATATGTCTCTAGGCGATCTTGTCCAACAGGCAATGGCTGATGAGATTGAACTAGGAGATGTTACGATTATCAATAAGCCTAAATATATAGAAAGGATAGATGAAGAAGGCATAATTAATCTATATGACATTGAGGCTGCCGCAAATTTGAAATCTCTTTTGGTGAACAAAGACCAAAACATACTAGGAAAGATAAGTATCCCCAACATACCGAAATGTGACGGTGCTGTATATGTCAAAGGAGATTCTATGTATCCTTTATTGAAATCGGGAGATATTATAGCCTATAAAGAAGTTCCCGTAGAAATCCAACACATTTTTTATGGGGAAATGTATTTGGTTTCAATAGATGTAGAAGGTGAAGAATATCTAACTGTAAAATACATAAATCAATCTGAAAAAGGAGGTGATTGGATTAAGTTGGTAAGTTACAATCAGCACCATCAACCCAAAGATTTTCCTTTGGCATCAGTTAAGGCACTAGCTTTAGTAAAACTAAGCATTAGGATGAATACGATGAAATAAACGCCATGAGTTTCAACCAATACACATGGGACCTATATAAACAGACCACAATCGGAATAGAGATGATAAAATACTTTTCTGATGCGGGAGGATATGTTTTATTCAAGGATTATTGTCCGTACGCTAATTTCATACCAGAAGATTTATATAACGATTGGTTGGAGAATATATATTGCTACGGTGTATCAGATTATGACCATCCCAGCTCATTGGAAGAAGCAAAAGATTTATACATTTCACTTATCACATTAGGCATAAGGGTAGAAGGGCAACAATGGCTTCCTGCTAACGACTTCAAGAATATGCTTGGGATTATCCAGCCGATGTCCTATGTCTTATCACAGTTCGCCCCAGAATATTTCTTCCCGTACCTGTTCCTTTGCCGAATATTCGAGCTGAATAAAATAGCGGATTTCTTTAACATAGACCTCCCCAATATTCCCAAAAGAACTGATTACAAAGGAAGGTGCATGTATTATTGGGAACTTTGCGAGGTGTTTTATTTGTTCAGAAAAGAAAATGGACTATCTCCAGCAGATCTATGGTCTTTCCTATACGACTTCGCACCCAATAATCTCCCAAGCGAGAAAATAGACATGCCCAAACCGTCACAAGTCTGGTTCATTGGCGGCAGGTTATACCAAGAAGATAAATCCTTAGAATCGAAATTCTGGCAGTCAAGCCCCGAAACAAAGAAAGGGGATATTCTTGTTCATTACGAAACGTCCCCAATCAGTGCAATCACTTGCATAGAGATATCGCTTACGGATGGCGTAATAGACCCTCTATTCCGATACTACGGGTGTATCTATATTGGGAATAGAATAAATATTCCTCACATTACTTTGAAAGAACTACAAACTGATGAATATTTTTTCAAACACCCACTTGTTAGAAAAAACTTTCAGGGAGTAAATGGTTGGTCGGTTAACAGTGAGAACTATTCAGAGTTACTTCGGATGATAAAAACAAAAGGATTTGATATAGAGGTTTTGCCAAAATTGTATGCCCCAACCTTGCCCAAAGACGTAATTATAGAGTACGAACATGATGTAGAACAGCAATTGCTGGAACCATTGCTTAACTCTATGGGATGGTATGAAAACAAAGACTTCATCCGGCAGTTACCAATCCAAGCAGGGAGAGGACATAGGATATTCCCAGATTATGCGTTACATTATGGCAATAAACCAAATGAGGAAAGGGCAAAAGTGTTGATTGAAGCCAAGCTGTGTATGAGGAATAACAAGGAAAGAGAAGAAGCATATTTGCAAGCGCGCTCATACGCCCGATTACTTAATTCTTCTGTGATTGTTTTATGTGATAAGGATTACCTGATTGTTTATGAGAAAAAAGACAGCTTCGACCGGGACAGATACAAGAAATACTGTTGGGGAGATTTTGAGAATCCAGATACTTTCAACGAATTAAAGAACAAACTAAATATATAAGATTATGAAGAAGATTCTATTTACCATAATAGGCTTGTCAGCACTATTCTGTATGAGTTCCTGCGATGAAGCTGTTTATAAAGGGAGGAAAGTGTATAAAGCATATTTCGATTATACCTTAAAAGACCCTGAATCTTTCAAGGTGTACAGCGAAAAATACACAAAGGATGGAGATTTCACAGTAAATTGGGAACTGGATTATGGGGCTAAAAACTCTCTCGGTGGAATGGTGAGGGAGAAGGCTACGTTTACAACTGTTGGTACTTCGATATTTATAGACGGAAGTAGTTACAGGCTTGATGAATTGAAATGATTTGAAAATTGTTTTAGCAATATTTTAGCAATAACAACTAAAGAACATGATTGGAATCCGGGAAGAGTTAAAAAACAACATAAGCTGGGGATTACGCCCGGCTTTAACATGAAAATCTCCTTTGTTTCAACATTGTTTCAACATCAAACGAAAACGAAAAATATAAATAGGTGACAAACAGCAGATTAAGAAGTAGAAAAAATTAGCCAGATGATCTATGCCTCCTTTATCCAATGAAGAGGTACAAACACTGTAAACATCTCCCTGTTTCTTCATATAGTTAATA